TTGCGGCATATGCCATGGCTCACGACTATGTTTATGGCAGTAATATAAGGCAAGGAGTCATTATGGTATGCACACCGGACCTATATTACCAAGAATTTAAGGTACAAGATCATGAATTAAAACAATGGAAACATAAGTTTTTAAAAAGATTAGACATGTATCATGAGATACAGTTTGATGAAAAAGAGAAAGCAAAAGTAAATATTAGTGCGGAGGATTTTTTTAATGGCGCGTAAAAAATTAGAATTGCATGGTTATTATTTTGACGGTAAAAAATCATGGAGAATGTATATCGACGAAGATGGCAATATTATTATGAAGGAGTGGAAAAAATGAATGACAAACTTAGAAACGTTCTAAACTGTAGATATCAAGCAGAAATAGAAGACGCTAAATACAAGATAAAATGTTATAGCGATCAAGAGTTAATTATACCCGAACATCCAGATATTACAGGGGAAATTGATAAGCTATTACAAAAAATTGCAGAAGCTGAGGATAAATTGGCAGTAATGCGTCTATATTATGGCGAAAAAAAGGCAAATAAGACTGTACTATAGACAATGTATATGTATGGTAAAAAAAATAAAAAAAAAATAAAAAACTACTCTAGAAATAATGTCATTCTGTCACTTTGGTCTAGAAGTATTGATTTTATTGACTTTAGGGTAGACACTAGGGTAGACACTTTATGTTTAAGGTGACAGATTATTTTGTCTACTTAGGACAAAATGTTAGGTTTGCCAGCACGCGAGGCTTTTCATTTTCATTGTTTTTTTAAAACTTTTGACATACATATACATCTATGCCTAGGAAGAAAAGAAAAAGAACAGCAACTGAAAGTGCTCACGATATACCTTATCAAAGAGTTCGAGTAGAGTGGATTGATTGTGTTAGTGATTCTGGCTGGGCCACTGATAAAGAGTTTGATAAAATGAAGTTTGCAAAACCAATTAACGAAGGTTGGTTATACTCTAAAGATAAAAATTCTATAAAACTATTTGCTTCTTATGACAAAGAAGATGATGGTAGTGTTACTTTTGGTGATCGAACTATGATTCCGATTCCTTGGGTACGGACTGTGACGAAGATTCAGTAATTTCTTCTGGTAATGCGTCAACAACTTTTGCATTTAAAATTGGAGCGTAGTCGTCTAATATTTTTTTCATTTTTGCTTCTAACTCTTCCTCTGACAATTCCTCTAATTTACCTGTTTTTATTATTTTACGGTCTATATATAGTCCTGCTGCCATTCCTCTATTCTTCTCGGCGTTGGTCGCAGCAGAGAAGGCACCTTTTTTAAGTGCTTCTTCTCTTATCTTACCAAGTTCTGCTACATGTTTGTCGTAAGTAACTTCGTATTTTTTTAATTTTTCTTCTCGTAATGCACCTATGTATTGTACCACCAATGGTGACAGTCTAGGGTTTTGTAATTCTGACGCTTCTACTCTAGCTCTTTTTTCACTATAGCCTGCAGCTATTGCTGCATCTGAACCTGTGGTCCTGCCTTCGTTAAATACTAAATATTCTGCAAATCTTTTTTGCATTTCAGTTAATCTTTTTGGAACTCCCATAGTTGACAATTTAAGGTAACATGGTTATATTGTCAAGATATGAAAGATAAACGAACATATACAAATCATAAAGAACATGGAGAAGATATTAGCCATGAAAATGAAATTGTAATAGATTTTAACAAAGCAAAAGATGATAGAGGTGTACATGATCTTGAACGTAAAATAGATAAATTACGTAATAATGTACGTGATTTGTTGGCTATGAACACACAATATAAAACAGAACTTGCAGATCAAATAGTTAAAATAAATAAACTAGAGCAAGAGATAAAAGATTTAAAACAAGAAAGGTCAGATTATTATAATGTTAGTTAGAGATCTACAGCAGATACTTGGACAATTTACAGACAAGTTTAACAAAGGCATGGGCAAAGTTGAAGGTAAAGGTAATGCTATTATGTATGCTAAAGTTTATGTTGATGTAGGTAATAACAGACTATCAGAGATACAAAAAATTGAAGCACATGAAAATACTTTAATCGGTGCAAAAGAAGGAGTACGTGTTGTACTAAAGTTAGCACCGCAAAACAAATCTAAACTAATTTTATAGAAAGGAGAATTAATGTTTGAATTAACAGAAGAACAAAGAAAACAATTGTTGTCTTACATGTGGTCAAGACCATACGGTGAAGTAGCACAATTAGTGGCAATGTTAGCGTCGTTAAAAAACAAAAAGAACGACAATGTTACCCCTAAAAAATAAGTGGGACCAGAGTCTAAATTACATAAAAAAATTACTAAAGAATGGAGTGGTTTTTCCTTTACAAGGCTTGAAAATATTAGCTTACTTGGTACTCCTGATTTGTTGGTCTACAATAATAATAGGCACTTTTTTACATTAGAATTAAAAGTAACCAAGGGTATAAAAGTTAAGTTTTCACCACACCAAATTGCGTTTCATATTAAACATCCTGACAATACATTTATCTTAGTCCAGGCCCTCGGTCCAAGAGCCGCTAATCGTTTTCAAATGTACCGTGGTTCACGTATCAAGGAGCTTGTTGCTTGCGGCTTGGAGCTTGAAGCTTGCAGCTTGGGGCTTGATGCTTGCCGCTTGTTGCTTGAATCTTTAGGAAATAAAAAACCATAACCCTGCACCATCCGGCTAGAGCCGTCACCCGGATATTTATGCTGCTCTAGATGCAGGGTCTCGGTGGCGCTATTGCGCGGCCCCATAAGTGGGGCATCACCTATATCTGACGCAGCCTTAGGTTGGACCGAGCGTGCACTAGAATGCCCACCATGTATAGCTGTAACGTCATCGTTCATACTGTATCCTATGAAATCCTTCATGTCAAATAATATCTTTTAGAATGATTTTTAGAATCATTCTAAACTGCGCTTGTTGCTTGGTGCTTGTGGCTTGTTGCCTGAAGCTTGTTGCTTGTGGATTAAACCTTTGTTCGCATTTGAAATTGGTCTTGGTCCGGGAAGCTTGAGGCCCGGACCAGGTGCACGCTCGCACTCGCCGTCGCGCTTTTTTGAGCTAATGACCTGATCCGATTTATTACGCTTGCGTAATTCTTTATAATATTTTGGGTGCCTGAACATGTTAGTGTTTACCATATTTTATCACTTTGATGTCAGAGTTCCAGCAATTTCTGCAGTCTCTGCATTCATTGTTTTGTTGAGCTGCGGGACAGCTGGCACCACTTGTCACCACCTCCGAAGAGTTAGGCCACGACTGAGGCGCCGCCTGGTCTACCATCGGCGCGCTAAATCGTATGACTAAATTGTTTGGCTTGTCCTTCAGGTGATCCTTGATCCAGGCTTCACGAGTTGGTAACCAGTGACGTTTGGAAGGTGTTAACCTACAGACTTCATAAATTTTTTGTAAGTGATTTAAATCTTGTACATCGCCTGAATCGTGCCATCTAAACACATCCGGCTTTTTGCTGTTGATTAAGTGAGTCATAGCCTGAACCCATTGCGGGCTTTGTATTGCTGCCAGCCGGCGGTACTGGGCGTCCTGGACAACCTTGAACACATAACAACCTTTGAGCGCGTAACAGTCATAACAGACGCTGCCAGGCACAGCTCGGAGCTTGGAGCCTGTTTTGCATTCTTTGGCCGGCAGGCCTATTGACCAGCCAGGCATCTTTGATGGCTTTGACAATGAACCGCCTATAATTTTTAATGCTTCATCAGTTTTCATTTTTTATTCTCCTTTATTTTATAGGATGGTATATTATTATATAGTTTTCTTGTCAAGTTTAAAGCTTGTTGCTTGCAGCTTGCAGCTTGTCGCTTGTAGCCGTTGACCTCGAGCCAGCGCCAATGCTCAATTAAAATTTTGTTTATTCCTTGTCCGGGCTGTCTACTCATAATTCCTTTCTGTTGACCAGCCAACGCCAGACTGTCTGTGATCTAGCGGCGGCGGCGCGTTGACTGATCCCAGGTCCATCAACCCTGTACAGCCGTTAGCTAGTATCGGTAACCTACGAGAGAATCAACTAGCACTTCTAGTCGTAGTTTATGTCACGACAGTCAATAGACCAGGGATCAGGTGTAATTGTTATTCTCCCGCGTTAACCAGAGTAAACATCACACAACCTGATCCCAGGTTACTAGCTACAGAAATTTCTTTCCAGCGCGCTTTTCCACTAGCAACCAGGGATCAGTTCTGGCTGTTCACTGCACGAAGACGGCATAATGCGGTGTGACGTACAGCACAACCAGAAGTTGTCCCAATTAAATATCAGCGAAAGCTTTTCTTAATCTCTGGGAACTGAATTTAATTAAATCCTATATAATACTTGACAATAGTTTTGTCAAGTGATATTTATTCTTTATGCAAAATAACATACAGGAGAAAAAAACAATGACTAGAATAAGATTAAATCAAGAGTATCGGAACAAGATTGCAAATAGAATGAGAGTACATCTTGAACAAGAAGATACTGTTGAAAAACAAAACTATGACAATCTAAAAGGCGACCAGATTGACATAAATGACAAAGCATGGAAAGTTGCTGAACAAATAGTTAGACGACATTATACTTTAGATGATGTTGCAAAGGCACAATATCTTCAAGATAAGTTTGAAAATGTTTCAACTATTGCAAAAGATAGTTGTTTCCATTTTCATTATATGGGAGAAGTTGAAGATAGAGATTATGATAACAATGTTATTATGGAGAAGAAAGCTATTGAAAAACATTTTGACTTTAGATTAAATGGTTCAATAGATACTGAAAGCAATTCCTCTTATAGAAATAATGACAATGAATATGCTTA